TCTTGCTATACCACTACATATTGTGCCTAAAACCGTGGTATTAAGTAACATTATGAGGTATTGTGCGGTAGAAAATAATACTTTTCCTGTACCCCTTAATATAGCTTAATACCAAATGGTTGTCAAGGGGCACATGTGAGCACTATGTGATACCAAGTAGCACTACATAAAAAACTCAAAAAAACATCCCAAATCAGGTCACATTGGCATGATTTTATATTCAAAAAAAGCAAAAAAAGACTTGCGTTAGTATGTATATTCCTTATATTTGGGGTGTAAGAAATTTGAACACTCAAAAAGGAATCGCACAAAATGTCAACACATCCCCAACATAGCATTGCAGGGACTATGTCAAGGGAATCAAATTCTATCCCTGTAGAAAGGTATCGAAAGATGCCAGCATACGAAGAGTTGGACCTAGTAGGTAGTGGTGAGGGTTTCGAGGTCCGGGAACATAACGTAAACCGACAGGATGCGAGCAAGCCGTCCTATGGTTGGCCGAAAGTGCGGATCTCCGAAACTCCAGATTGGAATACTTTTCTCTATGAATGGTATAATCTGGTAGGCGGAGAAGCGAACGGAAGCCTAGAAGATCTCATTCAAAATGGGCTTAATCACGCGATTAGCGTAGTCAAAGATCCTTCGCGCGAAACTGCTGATCCAGAAATCAAGGCCTTCAAGAAAGCCTTCCGCAATGCATTAAGTGCTGCGGACGGCGAAACCCTAGCCGAACTCAAGACTCAGAATGAAGAGCTATTCATAGAATTGCGCGACATTCAGAATGAGAAAGAAGCGCGTAAGGCTGAGGCGCTCAAGAAGGCATTGGGCTAGCACTATAAAGGGTGGGGGGAGAAATCCCCTCACCTTTTTTACATAAGGACAAAACAAAATGAATAGCAGAGATAAAACCAGAAACAACGCACGATACCTAGCACAAAAAGACCAGTTTGGCCTAAACTCTAGTGCTTTACAGCGTTTAGGGGATTATGCTTTACACGAAGAAATAAATATAAAAGTAGCTGTGGATTGGGTCGAAACCGCAAGCGCCGCAAAACCCGCAAGAGGAGCCTTAAATCCAGAAAGCTGGGTCGGGATATTGCGAAAGTAGAAGTAGGGGAGTAACAAACATACTTCTACGCCTTAAGTGGTTGTTTTTATTGGGTTTAGGGCAAACTTACACACAAACTTCTACAAACTTCTACAACCTAAACCCTTTAAAAACAACCCTTTAGAAACTTCTACAAACTTCTACACCCCCCTGGCCAGGTGCCAGACAGAGAGGGAAAATAATATATATAAAATATATATATATATAAAAATACCCCTTCGTCGGCGAGATCTCAAGGGGTATGTAGAAGTATGTAGAAGTTTGCTAAGTGCTTTAAAAACAAAGACTTAAGGTGTAGAAGTATGGTAGAAGTTTGGTAGAAATTTGCATAAGTTTGGCCTAAGTGCTTTAAAAATAAGGATTTAGGCAATGGGAAAACTTTTCCCCCCAAATGGGAAATATTTTCCCTTTATTCATTTGACAAGCCCATTCAATATCCTTATATTTTAGGTTCACATTTACACCATTTCGGTGTAACCACATCCACGCACAAAACATAGAGGAAAACCCAAATGGACAGCATCGAAAGATACGACGAAAGGCTAAGAAACTCACAGATCGAAGACTTACACGCAAAGATCATAAAAATAGAAGAGCATATGGAGAGAATGTTAGATTGTATGGAGTTAATCGAAGTACGCATTGGGGACTTAGCGGCGGGAACTAAATAATGAAAGACATCGGAGACTTCAGCATTGATAACCGTGGAGCGGGTAAAGGCGTTACTTTTACTCGCGGAAGGTTCGGTAGCACAGAGATGTCGAGCATGAACCTGGACATAGAATACACAGAGTTCGTCCTGGGTTTGCAACAGTGGCTCCGTGGAGCGTTAATCCAGGATGTATTCCCGAAGGCAAGCAGCGAGGAACGTGAGTTCATAGTTAGCGGACTTACACCCGAAGTATGGAACGCGATATTTGGAGAAGAAGAGTATAATGATAACGAACTAAGCGAGGAGCCAGAATGATAGCGAAAAGAGTAGCAAACCACCTAAGCAAGGACTGTAAGTTAGTTCTCGCCAAGGCAGACGAAGTAATAAAAAGACACAAAGAAGCAATAGAATTACTCGAGAAACTAAAAATAAGTGTAATAAAAGAAGACATAGAAAAAAGGAGATCCGAAGATGACTCGTAAAGACTACGTAGTAATAGCTCAGGCAATAGCAGAGCTATACAAAGAAGAAATGGTATGTCAGCAGAGCACAATACATACCAGTAAAGTAGAAGAAGTTATCAGCAAACACTTAAATCAAAACTATAGTAATTTTAATATCTCAAAATTCGGAGACTACATAACGAAAAAAGCCGGCATATAATGAATGCTCTCGAAATAAGAGAAAAAATCAAAGCTCTAAGAATCAAAGAAATAGCACTTAGAGCAGAGCGATTCACACTAGAATGCCGCTTGACCGAAGTAGAATCAGAGCCGAAGTTCACTAAGGGCGACATAAGAATCTGGCGAGCCATAGATAGAAGAGAAGCAAAACACATAAAAATACTAGAATCAATACCGGAGCGTGACGGTTGGAAATATAGAGTCCAATACGAACTTAGCAACGGTACAGAAATAAGCCCCAACACACTAGCTCGAGAGGAAGATCTCTACAATACAAAGTCACCAGAGAAGTATTATGCAAAGAAGAAACCGCGCGTTAAGCTAAAATCATTCGAGGAACGCGCAAAGTCTAAATCCAAGCCTACAAAGCGCAAGGAGAAAACCTCGCGGAGTAGTCAAGAGATATTAGACTTACTAAACAGCATATAGCATTAATTCATAATCTGAATCAATGGAGTCAGGATATATGGAAAAACTTACAGGATTCAATGGATTAGATTTATTATGTCTAGTAGGTGTACTTGGTTTAATATGGTTTTGGAATTGCGGTAAACATAAAAGATGAAAAGATTATACGTAAACTTAGACCCGGAGCTAGACGCTAAACTCCAGGCATACCTTAACACTCACGGAAATCACTTCGGCCTACGGGCCGAGGTGCTCCGTAGGGCTTTACACGAATATCTAGAAAAGGAGCGTGCCAATGAACTTAGGTCCAGGCCAATACGTATATTGGAACGGTGAAATACGCCAGATAGACTCCGAAGCAAGCGAAACTCATACATGGCTTCAAGGCAAACCCGGAGATCCCAACCGAGCCTTCGCACCAAACTCAGACCTAGAGCCAATCCCAACAGACTACGAGCTTTTAATCAGGGATGTCAAAGAGTTAAGCGACAGTGAACTTAGCGAGGCTTTAGACTTCCTAGAAAACGCAAAACTAAACAATAGCGATAGACCACAAGCAAAGAAACGCGCACAACAAAAAACAAAAGAAGAAATACGCATGAGCAGCAAAGAAACTATGGACCTACTAAACAGCATATAGAAGGAGCCACAAAATGCCCATAGCACTAGCGTTCAACTACCAAAGCGAAGATTTCAACGAGCCCTATGTAGTAAGCGTACTCATAGAACCGGGAGCATCCGCGAGCCTCGAAGACCCTGGATATCCTCCAGAAGCCATAATAGAATCAGTAAAGTTAGGTTCCGGCGGAGGATACGACATATCAGCACTCATAAGCGACGAGTTGTTAGATGACTTAAAAGAATACGCGCTAGAAGAGGCTCACAAATGAAAACAGGAATTTACAAAGACGAACACATAATAAAAGTAGATAACTACGCATTAAGCGAATTTCGTACGTGCCCACGAAAGTTCCAACATCGCATCGCACAAGCCCTCGTACCTGGTGGTATGGCAGTTTCAACAGAATCCATAAAGATCCCAGACAGCCCATTGCTGTTCGGCATTGCAGTCCATAAAGCCTTAGACACTTTATTCATGGAGGAACACCTACCATCAGCAGTTGATGTATTCTTAGAATCATACCAACCTGTACCAGAAGATCCCAAACGCACACCAGGCCGTGGCGTACGCTTAATAGAAAACTACGCAAAGCGTTGGATGAAAGAAGATAACATATACAACACAGTAGACAGCGAATTATATTTCGAATCCTCACTAGGTCACATAGACATAGACGGGACAGAATGGGAAATACGCTATGGAGGACTTATAGACAAAATCCTAAGCGACGACACAAGTCTCATATGCATGGACCACAAAACCTCCACCTGGGAATCTCAATACCTAGTCCCAAGCTACACCTTAAGTAACCAATTTGTAGGCTATGTCTGGGCAGCACAACAAATACCAGAATACAGTAAAGTAAATAACTTCATAGTAGACGTATTATTAATGAGCCCTAAGAACGACTCGTTTTTTAGATCATCATTGTCTATGGACGAAACCATACTCGCAGAGTGGAAACGCGGCATAGAAGTAACTTGTGCTCAGATCCTCCGTATGCACTACGATAACTTCTATCCCATGTATGGCAAAGATGCATGTACATCATGGAATCGCTTATGTCCTTATTTCGATATATGCAGCGCCTCACACGGATTCAGACAAACAGTCATGAATGCACAATACTCCAAACTGGTTTGGGATACAGCAGCCAGATAGAAAGGAACAGGCAAAAATATGCCACAGCACCTAGACATGTCGAAAAAACGTGACGACGCCCCAAAGAAAACTCTAATCTACGGAGATGTAGGAAGCGGCAAGACTTTCTGTTTACGCACTTTACCAGAACGTGCTTTGCCCGCATTCATCATCGACATAGACGAGGGTTCAGAAGCCTTAGAAGGAGACTTCACAGAAGGTAACTTCAAAGGTATCATCCCAGATCGTCTAGCCAAAAACAAAAACGGTAAAGAAATCCCAGTAGCATACGATCAAATCAAAGAGGCATTGCAACGTCTACACAAAGCAGACCCAGAATGCCAGCCGAAAACAATAATCATAGATTCCATGACAAGACTCTATGGTGCCATTATGGATCACACTATGGCATCGAACAATAAAGCCCTAGATGCCGCGCCAACACAGCCAGACTACGGCATCGCAATGAGGCTCACAATAAAATTCATCGAGGCATTAATCATGATGCAGAAAAATCTCATCATCATATGCCACGAGGACTCGAAAGAAAACGAAACCACGGGCATCGTAAAAATAGTACCGAGCCTCACTGGAAAGCTAGCCGGAATAATTCCATCATATTTCGATTATGTACTCCACGCAGTCGTAAAGGGCAAAGGAGACAAAGCATCGTATATATGGCAAACCCGTCCAAGCGGCGTGTACACCGCACGAGTCCGTAACCCTAACCTTGAGGCAGAGATGCCTCAGAACTTTGACACATTATTGCCATGAACCCTAAGCAAGATTTTAATCTTCTGGGCAACATTAACAAAGGATATGCTAAGATGCCTGAAGATACAGTATACATACCCATCACAGAAGAAGATGGGTTTGTGCTCCAAAGAATATTAATAGATAGTATATCTAGAGCACGTTCTCTAGGCTTTACCGAAACAGCAGAAACTCTTACCCGTGTCAATATTGCTCTTCAACACGCTTTGTCAGCGGCATCGGAGAAAGGAGAATCAGAAGAGCAATAGCGACCTTTATGTAGCTGACACATAGTAAACCTTACTCACATTCCATAACTTTAACTAAGGAATAAAAATCATCATGAGTGAACTTTATCAAGACCTCGAATTTGGCAGCCTCGAAAACGAAAAGAAGAAGCTCGAACGTACACTCGATCCTGGAACCTACGAACTTATGTTCAGCAAATGGACCTATCGAGAGTCGAGATCTTCCGAGAAACCTGGCATCAATTTCGAGTTCAAAGTCATTAACGCTGAGAATCCAGACGATAATGGCTTCACGGTATTTCACTGGTGCTCGTGGGGCTCGTGGTTCTTCAACCAGGCCACGACTGCGGTATTCGCAGATCGTCTCTCTGAACTCAACGATCTCGACCCGGACAGCGATGAATACGAATCGCGTAAGGTCAAGTTGAATTTCGAGGAAATCCAGAACAACGTTTCCGAAGACCTGGACTCTGCCATTGGCACCGAAGCCACGGCTAAGATCAAGTCTGAGGAATGGACTAACGAAGCTACTGGAAACTCAGGCACCTCGATCAAGATCGAGCGCTTTATTCTGTAGCCCATAGTAACATAAGTTCCATCTAAGGTATGGGTAGGCTCTAGGGCTTACCCATACCTTTTTATAAGGATTATCAAATATGCCTGAATTTTTACCTGAAGAATCCGATGACGCAGTACTTCAAGAACTAGGTGAAGACCTACATAGCCTAGATCCCTTTGCAATTAAAGTCCCTATGTCTCGCCAACGCAAAGAGTTCGCGCCAAGCAAGATCCAAGAACTCGCAGACAGCATCCACGAAGTAGGGCAAATCCAACCCATCGTAATAGACACAAACCAAATACTAATCGCAGGAGAACGCAGACTCAAAGCAGTCAAGCATATATTACACTCGAAAGACACCTACGAAAACTGGGAGAATTTCAAATACATAAAAGTCTCAGTTATATCTCCACAAGACGATTGGCATCGTCATACCATAGAACTCCAAGAAAACATCAAACGTGAGCCATTGACGCCTGCAGAGGAATCTCGTGCCGTAGACGAATACGAACGTCTCATGGAACAGCGAAAAGGTAAACAAAAACGAGGCCGTGGCGCAGTGGAGGGAGGTCACTCTCAAAAAGACACAGCAAAAGACCTAAACATATCAGAAGCCTCAGTAAGTGACCATCGTAAAGTAGCAAGGGTTCTGGACATAGCACAACACATCCCCGAGCTAAAAAACCTAGAAGACGAAAGTTCCAAGAGCGGCATCTTAGGTAAGTTTAAAGCATATAAGATAAAAGAAATACGAGGCGAGATAGCCCGTAGGGCAATGGAGAACCATCGCCAAGACCTAGAAGGCGTCGTAGTCCTAAGCGATGCACTAGACTGGCTAGGTACGCTCAAAGAAGAAAGTGTGGATTTAGTACTAACAGACTTACCATTTGGCATAGATGTATTTGAGTCGCACACTCTAGCCAAATCTTCACACGGCACCCAATGGCAGGACGATGAAGAAACAGTTAGAGACTTCGTACACGAGCTAATCCCTAGGTTATACCTAGCCCTAAAACCTAACGCTCATATGTGGATCTTTAGTTCTTGGATACAAACATTCTGGATCGAACGCGCATGTACGCTAATTCCAGACCTAGAGTTCGAATACCCACCGTGGATATGGAACAAGATCAAATCTACACCTGCAATAAACGGAGCTGCCACAGGAGACCAAACATACGAATACCTCTGCCACTTACGTAAAGGTACCGTAAGTATGCCAGAACGCCTAGGTCCCAACCTAGTAGCCTTCCAAAGACCTATGAGTACTAAGTATCCCACGGAACGCCCCTTAGATCTCCTCAAGCACTTCATAGAAATGTGCACACTCGAAGGTGAGTTAGTCATAGATCCATGCTGTGGTTCAGGAGGTCATCTCGTAGCAGCAATCCAGTCAGGTCGTAGAGCTTTAGGCTGCGACAAAAACCCAGAGGCCATAAAAGTAGCTAAATCCAGACTCGTATTGGAGACTCCCCATGAAGCAGCATAAAATCCATAGCACAAGATTCGGAGCAAATCAGCAAATAGTAAACGTGTATACATCTTGCGGTAGAGTCCAGGTAACCGTAGACGATGGAGGAATTAAAGTTCACATGAGACCTCACAAAACCAAGACCCTCATGAATGCAGAGGGCTGGCCAAATGTTCCCCACGATACAGTGTATTTTAGAGCGAAGCCAAAGTACAAATCAGTGAGGACCACAAGACAAGGTGGTACTAAGTAGTATTTGGATTTTAAGGGGTGTAGGGGGGTGGTGGATGGGCGGGGATCTCAAGTTGGACCCAATACCCATGTCATATTCAATGGCCTTAGAAGGCAAGACGCTGTGCCTTCAGGAGATATAAAAAAATGGTACAACCAGAAGGACACGAAAAAGCAGAGATAGTAATACTAGGCGAATCACCATCCAAAAATGACGTAATAGCGGGTTACCCATTCGCAGGATCGCAAGGTGAGATGTTATTCGATGACATACTAGCCCGAGCAGGCATCTTCCGCAAGGACTGCTTAGTAATGTATGTGTATCCTAAACAAGCCCCAGCAAACAAACTCGAGGTATTAAACGATCCGTTCGAGTTCGCAGAGGATAACTGGAAGCTAATACAAAAGCACCCACGTAAATTAATAATCGCAGTAGGAGAGTACGCACTAAAGTTCCTATGTGCCGAATCAGGCATCACAAAGTGGCGTGGATCATTGTTGTTTTCTAACAGAGGAAAAATCCCTGTTATTCCTATGATCGCACCCATAGCAGTAATACGACAATACTCATGGTTAGTGTTATGTCGTAAGGATGCCAAGAAGGCCGCGAGAGTAATAACAGACTATGACTCGATCCTAGACCATAAGCGAAACATAGTACACTATGGCCAACTCAAGAAAGAACACGCAACAGAAGAATCTGGCCTCATAACTAAGTTGCTTATAGCAGCTCTTGAGTCATATCATGATGCCCCATGCCTAGCATTTGATATCGAGACATACGCAGAATGCATAACTTGTGTCGGAGTAGCAAGATCAGAAACCGAAGCTGTCGTAATACCCTTTACATCCCAGCTTCGTCACGAACATCGCATAGAACTCATACGAGCTTTAGATAAACTACTTAGTAATAATTCCCTAAAAGTAGGCCAGAACCTAGACTATGATACTCAGTATCTAGCCAAGAAATTCGGCATCAAGGTTCGTAATGTATGGATGGACACAATGGTAGCGCACTCAGTGATGCACCCAGAGATGGGCCATAGTTTAGATCTCTTAGCATCCATATACACAAACAAGAACTTCTACAAAGAGATGCGCAAAGAAGCTACCAGTGGCAATTATAACAATACCTTATGGGAATACAATGGTATTGATTGTTGCGTCACATACGAAGTAGCCGTAAAACTAGCCCATGAGCTAATAGAAACAAAAGCCTGGGA